TTGTCTAAGAGGAAAATATCGTATGAGAGTAAACTCGCTTGGCTCAAGCGACGGGAACTCTTAGACAAGGAGAAACCTTCCCAGTCAACTGTTAACCGTCTGTATAGTTTTTATCACAAAAATCCCCTGTCTACGCCACTCGCTGTCGCCTACGGACTCAAGCCAAGAGTAGAGAAAAAGGTCACGTCAAAAGGCGAAGAGGCGATCATCAGGACAGGGATGGGAGTTATACCGGTCAAGAAGTATGTTCAGTCTGTTCGCCGTCGTGTGGATCGCTCTACAAAAACCGAGGTCACCCGACGCATGACATTGAACCGGTATCTTTCATGGAGCAAAAAGGTTCAGGACATTCTCACCCTACCCGTTGGCGTTGTTGCCAGTGAGGAGGACTATTCTTCAAAGATGCAGGAGATAGCCAAGATTTTTGAGGAGGATGTCCGTCCAACCGTCAGGCGTTTTGTCAAGGTCAGGAAACCGCTCTATGATTTTGGTGAGTATCTCATCGGGGCACGACTGCATTTTGTTACGTCCCCGTTAAAGACAACGACATCCCGTGACTTTGAAAACCTGATAGGCGGAGACCCGATAACCGTCACATCATTCCATACCACCGTGTCCTACATGTCACTAAAGAGGAAGGACTGGCTTGGTGCGATGATGCGGGGTCTTTACGGCTCAGCAAAGACAGGCTTTGACAAGGTCTTCCAATATGAGAACTCATGGGTCTTATTGAAGGAAATTAGTTTTGTTGTTATTACTCGGACACGTGCGACTGGGCTTGAACGTCTCCGAGGGAAAGAGGAATGAGGAATCCAAAATTTAAGCCCAAGGAAATGAGACCCCTCAAGCGTCAGGTTCTTCTGAAGAATTTTTCTGTGTATGATATTGAGACAAACCGTTGGCTTGACGACACGTATGGGATGACCGAAAAGGAGATCATGTCATGGGACAACAAGCCTATTGAACCGTTCCTGATCTCCCATTATGACGGGGAGCATGTCCGGTATTTTGAGGAACTTGACGCCTTTATGGACTTCTTTCTTACCCATCGTTTCCGACGCCCCCACGTCTGCTATGCACACAACGGGGGAAAGTTCGATACGGTCGGGATGTTCCACATGATCCATAAGAACCCCAAATACAAGGAGTATGAGATCACACCCCTCATGCAACATTCACGGATCATGGCGTTACAGTTCAAGGACAAGCACAACAACCGGTGGTCTCTGCGGGACAGTTATTCGCTGTTGCCACGGAGTCTGAACGCCCTCTGCAAAGGGTTCAAGCCTGTTCAGGTCAAGACGGAGATGCCTACTGTCCCCTATGAGGAGAATAAAAAGGTCTGGAAAGACTATTGTGCCCACGACTGCCTGTCGCTCTACCAGATTTTGCAGATATTCTCCGATGTTATCAAGGACATCGGCGGGGTGATCGGGTATACACTTCCAAGCACGGCTTTGAAGACCTTCCGGTTCGCCTTCCAAAAAGAGCCGTTCAAGACCTATCACCCGTTCAACCGCATGTTCCGTGAGGGGGCGTATTATGGGGGCAGGTGTGAGATTTTCAGACACCTCATGCCACCGGAGGACGCACCGTTCTACCTCTACGATGTGAACAGCCTGTATCCCTCTGTTATGAAAGGTAATAAATACCCTATTGGCTATCCAGTAAAGGTTGAATATGGGGACGCAAATGAGTGTCGTGGTCAAGTCGGGATAATGGAGTGTCATGTGTATGCTCCAGAAGACCATTATGTTCCTTTGCTCCCCTATCATCGTTTTGACGGTAAACTGCTCTTTCCCCTTGGAGAATGGAAGGGAATGTATGATTTTTCTTTGATAGAGAAGGCTCTTGACCTTGGCTATCTCATTGACCCGATCAGGGCGTGGGAATTTGAGTCTGACTACATCTTTGACGACTATGTTGATACGTTCTATCCCATGAAACTTAAAAACAAGGGGAACGCAAAAGGGGAGGTTGCCAAACTTCTGATGAACAGCCTCTATGGGAAATATGCTGAAAAGTCAGAACGTCAGGAATATGTGATGGAGGGGGATTTTCTTGGTCTTGAGCCTATGGACTTGACCTTTGGCTATGCGACCCGTAAATACAGGCAATACTCCGCCTATCACCTCCCCGCCATCAGCATCCGTGTCACCGCCCTCGCCCAGATATGCCTGTTCAACTACATACAAGATATAGTAGCACAGGGAGGTCGTGTCTACTACTGCGACACTGACAGCGTGGTGACAGACAAGCGAATTCCGACAAGCGGAAAACTGGGCGGGATGAAACTTGAGTATGATTTTGAATACGGCGTCGCCCTGACACCGAAGTTCTATTATTTCCAGACCTATGAACCCTTGGAAAGCATGAAAAATGTCGCCTCAAAAGGGTTTTCAAGAAACTTCAAAAAGAGGATGTCCTATGATATGCTGTATGATGCCCTGACATCCGGAAACTACTGCCAGTTGCAGGAGCAGGTCGTTCAGCCTGCATCCTTTAAAATGTCATCAGTGAGAAACTTGGAGGGGTGGACGACCATGGTGACATCACGATCAGTAAAAACTCCCTATGATAAACGTCATGTTATGGAGGGCTACGATACCAGTCCCCTCATCCTTCCTGATGATCTAAAAACGAAAGTTGAGGAGGTCTCATGGTGAGGAGAGGAGGTGGAAAGGATGGGATTAGGAGATGTGATCCTGTGAGACCTACCTCTTGAACTTTCGATGCCGTCGTCCTATTTTAGATGAATAAGAGTGCCGTCCCCGACACTTAGGACAATAATACCCCGTCAGTTTCTTTGTCGGGGATTTTCTTTTTGTGGATCGACGCCTGACCTGTTTCTTCCCGTATTTCTGCTCACGGGCGAGTTGGACAAAAGCCCCGCCGATCGACTTAGCAGTCCGACCCACTTTACGGTATGGTTCGGATTTCATTCTTTTGATCTCCTGTTCCATACGTTTAATCTCAAGTTTTTGTTTTTTAATCGCTAAATTGGTCTGCTGATTTTTGATAAGAATCTCATGGCGTTTTTTCAGTTTCATCAGTTGTTCCTGCTGTCTCGCCTGCTCTTCCGCCTGAGCCTGCATAATAATATTCTGTCTCTTCTGTCTTTTTCGCTCTTTTTCCTCTTCTCTCTTCTTGTCTTCCAAAGCCTTAGCCTCTTTCCAAGCCTCATCAAACGATTTACCATCCATGCTCACCTTTTCATCATCTCCGGTAAAGTCGTTCCTCTCATTTTTTGACATGATATCACCTCTACATCTTTTTATGTTTAGGATGCCCTTTTCATCTTTATTCTCCTTGTAAAAGTAAGAAAAACGGGCGTTATGCCCAAATCCGGTTATGCAGACACTTAGATGAATCCAAGTGCTACGACCAAGATCACTACGGCTATAAGCATAGTTACCAGTTTCTTTGCATCCGGTTTCTTTTCCTTAATCATGTCGATTGCGACAAAGAGCACAACCAAGAGCATGACAACGGAAAGAAGACCCACTAAAAGCAGTTGTTGGGCGTTAAGACCCTGATCGCTCAAGCGTGCGGGTGAACCGGTTGTAAAGTTATAACTGGTATTAGTCCAACCGTCCAAGTCTGATGCGTTTACCCACCATTGATAGGTAGTAAGACCAGTAAGCGGAAGACTTCCGGATGGAAATGTTAGTGTCTGTGTCCCGTTTGTTTGGGCTGTAATAGAAAAAGTATCGCCGGTCTCCACACAGGTTATTGTCCCGTTCATCTGCGTCCCGTTCGTGCAGTTAAGCAAAACAGAAAGCGTTGGCGTGTTTACCCAGACGCCCGTGGCATCATCCACTGGGGATGGTGTTGTGGGGGTGACTGTTGCGAGGGCTGACCCTCCAAACATAAGAAAACAGGAAAGTAGGACTATGCCTAATAAATATGTTCTCCTCATGGTTTTTCATTTCACCTATAAAACAAATCTCTGATTTACTATTTAACTATTTGCGTATCTCTTTGTCAAACCATGTCCAGAACTTGCTGACCGTGTGTTTCTTGGGTCGGGACTTCCGTTTCAGGTGTCCTTTCCATCCCCATCCCATGAACTTCTTGACATCCCTGTAAAACTCCTCAACGCTCATTGATCTTTCTCCTGATCCTTCGTATCTTTCTCTCAAAGCGTTTTCTCAGCGTTGACTGGTAGACCCTCATTTCATCCGCCCGACTGACCAAGACCAAAAACAGGACGGAAACCATGGCAAGGGAAAGAAAGAACATCATAAAACCGGTCACGATCCCAAACACCCCTGAGATGCTCAAATAAAAGCCTCCAAAACTTAGTATAAGCGACAGAATATACAATCCAAATACTACAAGCGTGTGCATATTAATCCTTCTCCTTTTGATACACGAACGGGTTGATCCGCTCCGTGGAGTCATACATCTCAAAGACAGGCTGAGCATAAATCTTTTTGCGGAGGACTACCGAATTGGGGATACGCCTGTCCTTGATCGTCATGCGAAACACATCATCATCCCCGTCACCGTCACTGTCGATGCCCAAGTTCTCAGCGATAATGTCAACATCGGTGATCCGGCGGATACGCTTGTCAACCTGATCCTTATACTGCGTGGTGTAGTAGATATTTGAATTGGTGTGACGGCTCTGCAAGAAGAACGTGGCGACCCGCTTGTTTTGGAGCGATCCGGAATTACGGCAATCGGCATACTCATGCAGTTCGTCGATGCCTATGGCTGAATTGTCCAGATGTGAGGACAGTTCAACCATATCCTTGCCCTTGAGCCACTCAAAGATAAAGTTCAGGGCGTAATTGCTAAAGATCACCGGCTTGTTCTTCATCTGACTTTCCAGATAGAGCAGGAGGGTCATAATAACGGTCTTGCCTGCCCCCTTCCACCCATAAATGCCGGTGACCGTATTTTCCGCTTTTACCATCTAAACCACCAAATACCATGTCTCCCATACCTGTTTTGAACGCTTTCCCAAGGGAGATATCTTTCGATGCAGTAAGGTCACCGCCTTCACCAAGTCCAGTCTACGCCGAGGCTCAGCCTCATGCGGGAGCACCACGCCCTGCGACCGTTTTTTGATATATTTCGGGGTGTCATCATGCCAGTGATACGATGAGAGATGTATATTTTTATAGACATTTTTAAATACTTCATCCCAAAGATTGAACACTATTTGCTCCTCCTCACCAACAGATACCGTGAACGACCGCCTGATTTTTTCAAAATGCCTGATATGATGATCTCATGGGGCTTGGCAAAGACCTCAAAACTCCCATATCTGAAATCATTCTGGTTTCTGTATTCAAGGACGCTGTATTTTCCCATCCTCATCCTCCTCTATAAAATTCCTCATGTCACGAAGTTTCAGGTAGCAGATCAGGACAACCAAGACGGTCACGCCTGATACCACGCCTGAGAGCATGTTCGTGATGAGCAGGGGTATGCGATAGGCTAAGTGATACCCCCACACCGTCACCAACAAGGCGACGCCGGAAAACAGGGTTGCGAGCACGACAGCCTTGATATCGTATTCGTTCAT